GGTACCATGGGTAGTAGTCTAACATCTGAAATATATTGCACTTACTAATGTTATATCTAGTAAGTAGTAATACCCCTATTAGTTACTTACTAATATTGTAAATGAAAGAAGGAGCATACACAATGGAGAATAAACAAGGAAGACCTCGTAGTTTTCCTAACCCATCTAGTCTTAGGACTCAGGTAAATAATTATTTTAGATTGGCGGATAAAAATGATAAGCCAATTACTTTAAGTGGTTTAGCATTGGCATTAGGAGTATCTAGAAGAACCCTTTCCAATTATCTAAAGGAAGACTTCCTAAAGAACTTAAACGGAGTAAGTGATAAGCAAGCTGCAGAGTATTGGGAAGTTTTAGATAAGGCAAGAAGAAAATGTGAAGCTTACGCAGAAGAAAGATTGTTTACAGGAAAGAATACACAGGGAGTACAGTTTATTTTAAAGAACGGATACGGCTGGAAAGAAAAGAGTGATGTTGATGTTACCAGTGGGGGTGAAAGATTAGGAGTAGTAGTATTACCAGAAAAGAACCATGCAAATCCATTGGAAACCGACAGCAAAACAGGAACAAGCTCTAGCTAGAACAGAATTTGAAGTTTTATACGGAGGAGCTAGAGGAGGAGGAAAGACAGACGCTGGCATGGTGTATCCTCTTTACCACATTGATAATCCAAGATTCCGTGCTCTGGTCATTAGACGCAATGCTGAGGATTTAAAAGACTGGACGGATAGAGCACGAGTAATGTATGCACCTTTAAAAGCTACATCAGTAGGAAATCCACCTGAATTTCGTTTCCCTTCTGGTGCTGTCATACGCACAGGTCACTTACGTGATGAAAATGCATATGAGAAGTACCAGGGACACGAATACCAGAATATTATTCTGGAAGAATTAACACAGATTCCTTCCGAAGAGAGCTATCTTAGATTGATCTCTAGTTGTAGAAGTACTATTACGGATTTACCTCCGCAAGTATTCGCAACTACAAACCCGGGGGGTCCTGGACATAACTGGGTTAAGAAACGTTTTATCGATGTTGGTCCAGAAGGTATTCCGTTTATAGATGATGCAACAGGTAGAGCTAGGATATTCATTTCTGCTAAGGTGCAAGATAACCCTCACCTTATGGAGAAAGATCCTGGTTATGTAGCTTTCCTAAATAGTCTTCCTGACGGAGTGCGAGAAGCATGGCGTGATGGAGACTGGGAAAGCTTCGAAGAAAAAGGAGCCTACTACGCTGATGAAATTGCGCAAGCCCGTAAGGATGGGCGCGTAACTCGGGTGTTATATGAACCTAACCTTCCTGTCGTTACTGCATGGGATATTGGAATGAACGACACCACTTCTATTGGTTTCTTCCAGATCTTTGGTAATGAAAAGAGAATGATCGATTATGTAGAAGATCATGGAAAAGGATTTGAACATTATGTAAAGATCCTTAATAGTAAGGACTACATTTATTCTAAGCATCTATTTCCTTTTGATATTGAGGTGAAAGAAATGGGGACTGGAAAGACAAGGAGGGAGGTATTAGAAGTGATGGGAATAGAAGTAACGGTAGTTCCCCGTTTAAATATAAACGACGGAATACAAGCAGTTAGAAGTATTTTTCCTACTCTATGGCTAGATTCTGTTAATTGTTCTAAGTTTATAGAGTCTATCCAGCAATACCGACAGGAATGGGATGATGATCTTCAGACATATAAGAACAAACCATTACACGACTGGACAAGCCATGCAGCAGATATGATTAGATATTTTGCTATAGGATTAGAACAATTATCCATTAACACTAGAAATAGACATAGTCACTATAGACCCGACTATGCTAGAAGTAGATATAACCGATGAAAAAACGCTACATTATAAACAAACACGTCCTTGCTAGTAGTCTCAGAGAAGCCTTGAATTTAGAAAAAAGAACCCCTGTTGATGAAATATATCTCGATCAAAAATACGAAGGGGAAGATGATGCTGGTTCAAAGGAAGAAATAGGATTTAAATAAACAAATGATATTAGATTTAGAAGTAAAATTCCAGGAAGATTCTGAAAATAAACCACTAGAAAGTGAATATAATCCTACTGATGAAGAAAAGGAAGTACTTGAAAAGATTCTTTTTGATTTCAACACTGGTAAAGAGATCATGGATCAATCTTATCGAGAATTTAACAATAGGACTCTTAGTCAATATCTCAATGACTCACAAAGGGCTTTTAATAGCTTTGTACCTGATCCTTCTGGGAACCCTGATGATGACTGGAAGGCTAATACGGTAAGACCCGTTACTAGAAATAGAATCATCTCAATAGCAGCTCACGTCACTAGTAGTATCTTAGCTCCTAGTATTTTTGCTCAAAATGATAACGATGAGGAAGATAAAGCTGCAGCTCAGGTAATGGCAGATTTAGTAAATTGGGCTGGAGAAAGAAGCGATTATTCTAAAACATTTGTTTATTCTGTAATAGCAGCATGTGTTAATCCCGCAGTAATAATCCATTCAGAATATAGGAATGTTTATAAGACAATAAAAGAGATAAATGCTGATGGCACATGGACTTCTAAAGAAGTTCTTGATGAAGATAATTCAGGGTTTCAAGATCAATTGGTTCCAGTAGATGAAATCTATATTGGGGATATTTATGAAAACAATATCCAGAAACAACCATTCCTTCTTTGGAGAAGAGTTATTGATTACACCACGGCACAAGCTAAATATAAAGATAAGGAAAACTTTAAATATGTCAACCCTGGAATTCAGAATCTTTTCGTAAGAGAATATGATGCTTTCTATCAACAATATGACGAAGAGCTGCAAGGTAGACTAGTAGAAGAACTCATTTATTGGAACAAGTCAACAGATTCAGAACTCCATATTGTAAACGGGGTTCTCTTGGATGACCCGAATCAACCAATGATGCGTAAGGATAAGAAATATCCTTTCACTAAAGGGGGATATGAACTCATTGATGAAGGAAGATTCTTTTATTACAAGTCGTTAGCTGATAAGATGAAGGATGATCAAAGAGTAATCGATACTCTTTATAATATGATTATCGACGGAACATACCTACAATTAATGCCTCCGGTTGTAGTATTTGGAAGCGACGACTATGATTCTTCTATTATCGAACCAGGCTCTGTCACTACTTTTTCAGACCCAAATACTAAAATTAATCCGGTTGGACCGACAGGGAATCTTGGAGCAGGATTCAATACACTTGATAGGGTCGAAGCCAGCTTATCTGAATCATCAAACGATACTCTTCAGTCTGGACAAGCAGCCAAGGGTGAACAGACAGCGTATGAAATATCAAGGCTAGAACAAAATGCTAGAACAGTTCTTGGCTTGTTTGGGAGAATGGTTGGTTTCATGGTTAAGGATTTTGGTGATTTAAGAATCAACGATATTGTTCAGCACTTAACAGTTGGAGATGTCTCGGAGATAACGGGGCCAACTGCTAGATTAAAGTTTAGAAAATTCCTTGTTGAAAATGATTCTCCGACCGGAGAGAAGATAACAAAGAGAATTGAACTAAATAATGACCAAGTTGCTGACCCGATGGAGGAAAGCTTTAAACTATTAGAATCTGAATCTAACCTAGAAAGAACTTCGCTAGTTAGAGTTAACCCGGAAATATTTAGTAGGCTTAAGTTTATGGTAAAAGTAAGCCCTGACTTTAAACCAGAAGAATCTTCTACTCTGAAGAAAGCTTTAAATCTTGAAGCTTACGATCGAGCTATTGCTAACCCTCATGCCAATCAGAAAGAAATCTTTAGAGATTTCCTACTAGGAAGTTATGAGATCTCTAAGGAAAATCCGGATAAGTATATCCAGGATAGTAGCCCTGCTGATCAAGCTGGATTAGGAGGAGGACAAACGAAACAACCAAATCAGCAATTGATTCGAAACATTACCGGGCAAGGAGTTGGAGCTTCTAGTAAATTAGCCCAATAGTATGAAAAGAAGAATTAGAAACTTTTTGCTAAAAAATCTATTTAATTCTATCTCGGAATATGATATAATATGTAAGAAGGGTAAGTACTTTTTCATAGGAGACGATCGTTTACCCGATCATTACCTAAATCAGTTAGAAGAAGAAGCGAAAGCTATTCAAGTTACTGATTTATGGAAGTATCTGTTGAAGGATGCTAAGTATCAGGCAAATAAACAGATCTATGTTAAAAGTAGAACGGAAGAAGATATCTACTGGGGTAAAGCATTGCTCTGGGCAATAGATATCCTAGAAACGAAGGTTAAGGAATTAGCAAAAGATAATAAGAAGGTCATTCCATAGGAAAACGCCAAATCCGTGGATGGTTACTTACCATCCCTGAGGTTCGGCGTTACCTCGGGGATGCTAAGAAGCTATCCGCAAGATAGCTTTTTTAATTTTAAGCCTGCACCTGAGTAAGTGTTTAAAACTACTTGTCATATGGCTAATGAACCAGAGAAGGATTTAGAAGATGTTCAGCCTGATCCTGCTGAAATAGAGGAAGAAAAAGATCCAGAGGTGGATCCTGAACCTTCCGAAGATGAGGACGAGATAGATTATAAATTACTTTATGAAGAAGCAGAAGCTGCTAAAGCTAAAGCTGAGAGTAAAGTAGTCGATCTTAAGAGGGAATTAAAAGATAAACCTCCGGTAATTGATCCTGAAGAGGAACCAGAACCGGAAGTTGATAATCTAGATATTCTCCGTAAAGAATTAGCTGAATCCTATTTGGATGATGCTATTTCTGCTCTTACTGACAATGAAGATGAGAAAAGATTAATTCTTTTCCACTATGAGAATTCAATTAAATCCTCTGGTGTATCTAAGTCTGCTATTTCCAGCGACATTAGGAGAGCATATTTATTGGCAAACGAGAAAAAGATCGCAAGAACCAATGCTGAAATGGCTAGAGCTCTTCAGTCGAAAGCTTCAACCAGTTCTAATGGTTTTGGTAAAAATCTTTCTCATCCGAAACCCGATACTAAAAAGTTTCCATTATCTAAAGAAGATAAAAGATTCTTAATTGGTAGAGGGATTGATCCAGAAACTTATCAACCCAAATAGAAATAATATATGGCAAAGGCTGATGTTCGTATTGTCAATATTCCTACCGACAGTGTTCCTGTCAAGGTTTGGCAAACGGAAGCTAATGCTACCGATATTCTTGCTGGTGAACCCGTGAAGCTAAAAGCTGCAGGCTCTCCTTATGTAATTCCTCTTGCTGATAACGAACCGGTTATTGGTACGACTACACAAGTTATTGGTATCGCAGCTTCAAATTCTACCCACACAGCTTCTGTTGATGGGACTATTAGAGTCTATATCCCTGTTCCTGGAACAGTATTTGGCTGCAAAGCTACTACTTCCACTAACTTCGATACTCAATCAGAAATTGATGCATTGGTAGGTGATCGTGTATTGTTTGACTTTGGTTCAAGCACATACACCGTAGATGAAAACGCAGGTGATACAGCAACATCTGGCCTTCAGATTGTAGGAGGAGATCCGGATAATAAAGAAGTTTACTTTGTTATTCGTCCTGCTGCAACAGAAGGTCCGGTTGCTTAGTAATTAATTAAGTTAACTTAGAACACTATGGCAAGTCTTTCCTCCGGGTTGAATCCCGATGTCGTCAAGACAGCTCTAGATGATGTGTTCTACGCTCAGTTTGATGGTGAAATGTCTCCGCATCTGGCGGATGCTACAACGTCTGACATCCTTAAACAAGCAACTGTTGACCGTTCAGCTCTTATCTGGGAACAATACAAGGGAGTTGGTATGTGGGATACCATTCAAGAAGAAGAGGATCTTCCTTCCACAACCCCTCGTGTTGATAACCAGAAGACTTTCCCGGTCATTGAATTTGCAAAGAGTGTAGACATTCCTAGAAACTTCTTTGACGATGAAATGCACGAAGTTGTTAATAACACTATTCGTGATTTCGCAGAAACAGCTCGTATTACCCGTGATAGTAAGTCCATCGAAATCTTCAGAGATGCTTTCGCTGGAAGCCTTTACACCACGGCAGATGGTGCAACCATTGTCAGTGATTCTCACACGAATCTTAATGGGGACACCATCGACAACAAGATTACTGGGGGTTTATCTCCTGATACTCTAAACGAGGCTATCGTCAAACTAGCAGAGCAGAAAGCACAGGATGGAACCATTAGAGGTCACATCCCTGCTACTCTCTTTGTCCCATTGGCACTTTTCAAAACTGCTGTTGAGGTCACAGAGTCTACTCTTCTAGCGGATACTGCTGAGAATAACAAGAACTGGGTTTCCAGTAAGTACGGTATTCGTCTTTACACTTCTCCTTTCCTAGGAGCTGCTGCAGGGGGATCCGATTCTGCTTGGTTCTTGCTCGGTAAGAATCACTCCATTTATCGATGGGTACGTCGTCCTTTAGACACGACCTTGACCGATTGGAGACTACAACGAAACAACAACTATATTTATAAGGGTTCCTTCCGTGAAATGGTTGGAGCTATGTCTTATGAAGGTATTGTTGGATCGACTGGTTTAGGCTAATAGATGAGTTTGCACATTCTCTCAAAATGTGCGTCGTAATTTCTAATATCTGGGCTTCAAGGTATTAGATCGGACATATGAAGTCAAGACCAGAACGTATTTTTTCAGAGTTCCTTAAACGAAATGCTATTAAATATGAATTCCATAAGCATATTGGACCATACGAACTAGACTTTGTTATAGGAAATCTGGTTATAGAAATAGATGGCAAGCATCATGACTATTCAAAGGATGGAGAAAAAAACCAATATCTCTTTTCTGAAGGATACATCACTTGGCATTTTACTTCTAATGAAATACGATCGGGTGAATATAAACAACTAATTGACTTAAATGGCTTCTGATTATCCAAACGGGATTTCTTCCTTCGGAGTACCAGTACTCCCTGGTTATCCCTACATTCATTCAGGATCTACCACTAATAACGGTGGATCTGTGCTCCGTGCTAACAAACACGTCTGGGTCCATGGACAACTTGGTAACGATGGCAACAACGGACTTTCTCCAGATAAACCCAAACTAACAATGTCTGCTGCATTGAATATGATTGGTTCTGGAGATATTGTTCATCTAACAGGTAAAGTTACAGAAAGTATTACAGCTCCAGCCGGGGTATTCGATGTAACAATTATTGGTGAAGGTAATGCTCCTCGACACGCAGATGCTCACACTACAAATAATGGTTACTCAACAGCCCAGTGGAACTCTGCTGCAACGACTACTTCACAGCTAACTCTTCAGCAACAGGGTTGGAAGATTATGAACATCCTGTTCGATGCTCCTACTTCAGCCGCTGCTATTGTATTTCCTCGCAATGCTTCTTCTGGGGATTCTGAAAGAGATTCATCTCACGCTCAGATTCTTGGATGTAGATTTGCTTCAGGTTCAATGGGCATTCAGATCACTGGTACAGAAAATGTATTTAATGTACTAGTAGCTGGTAATACCTTCAACGATCTAACCACTGCTATTGACTCTTCCGGGGGGTATGCTTACAGATGGCAGATCATTGGTAACAACTTCACAAATAATACCAATCACATCGATGTTGGATTTAATGCAGCAACCATTACCGACAATGTATTTGGAGAAGTTACAACCCTAGGAGTTGACCTAACTGGCGGAACAAACAATGTCGTATCCAGGAATATTTTCCATGGAGACTACAATGTTCTGAATGTTGCAGGTACTACTGATGCATGGGGAGGCAATTATGTATCTGGTGAAACTGCAGGTATTTCAACTACTGATCCAACTGGGTCCTAATTCTAATTTCTGGTTTGTTGAGTTCTCTGCCATAAACTCAACCCCCACTGGGGCTAAAATAAAAAACAATGGCACGATTACTAAAACAACCGAAGACAGTATTAAATGCAGTAACCTCTACGGGGTTTGGAACTGCTATCAATGTGAAAGATTATCGTCACATTGTTTTGCAATTTGGAACCACAGGGAGTGCTAACTGTACAGTGAAGTTTGCAGGTTCTGTTTCAGAAGAATCTCCAACATTTAGTTCGGCAGCTTCCCCAACTAATCACTGGGACTATGTTGCAGTATATGATTATGAAGACGCAGCTAAAATCGATGGAGATACCGGAATTGCTTTAACGGGATCAGATGACATTAGAACTCTCCAGGTAAATACCGATGGCTTATCCTATTTCAATGCTCAGGTATCAGCAAGGTCAGCTGGAGCTATAACAGTGAAAGTTGTAGGATTTAACGACTAATATGGCATTTCGACCAGCAACAGTGGCAACAGTAGATATTGATACTTTAGCAGAAATCAATGCTATTATTTCTGATGCAGATTTAGCTCCGGTTACATCTCCAACATTTGAAACATCAATTACTGGTAATTACTTAACTGCTTCTGAGATTCTGATAACTGATGCTTCAAAGAAGATGGTGTCAGCCCCAGTTGCAACCTACCCATCTCTAACCGAATTGGCCTATGTGAAGGGGGTTACATCAGCAATACAAACACAGTTGGGATCTAAAGCTCCGCTTGATTCTCCAGTATTCACAACTGCTGTTACATTACCAGTTGGGCTCACTGGGCTTATCCGTGCTGATTCTGGAGTAGTATCGGTGGATACAGATGTGACTGATCTAGTAAGTGCAGCATCAACAACAGCTTCTGGAATATCTGAACTAGCTATAGCTTCAGAATTAAATACCGGAACCGATGCTACTCGATCTGTTACCCCAGATTCTTTAGCAGGATCTAATTTTGGTATTCGATATGTCGAGGCAATCGTTTTCGATTTTACTACGGACATAACAACGGGGGATGGTAAATATTACTTCCATGTACCAGCTGGTTTGAACGGAATGGATCTGGTAGAAGTTCATGCGCTTGTTATCACTGCTGGTACAACCAATAGCACCACTGTTCAGATTCATAATGTAACCCAAGCAGCAGACATGCTCTCCGCTCTTTTGGAAATAGAGACTGGCGAAACAGGCAGTGATACTTCAGATCCTGGCCCAACAATTGATGCCACGAATGATGATGTTGCTACTAATGATGTTCTAAGAATTGATGTAGATGCAGTTTCAACTACTGCACCGAAAGGTCTAATTGTAACAATGGGTTTCCAACTTCCATAATATGGCTTCTTTCCCTGTTATAGAAACAACAAATACTTCTGTCCTAGATACAGCAGGAACCTCTCATACTATCAATTTACCCACTGGTATTTCTGCTGGAGATTTATTATTGATATTCTTTGCTACATCTAATTATTGGGGAAAGAGCTCTGGAACATTAACTGATCCTTCTGGATTTACTAGATTAGGAACTGGAGGCGATGGAGGTGGATTTGATGACAGTGGAATGACAGTTTTGTATAAAGTAGCTACTGGGTCAGAAGGAGCTACCATTGGGGCTACAACCAGCGCAAATGTTGCTTCATCCCATACTACATGGAGAATATCTAACTATACTGGAACGCCTTTCATTTCTACATTTGACAGTGGGTCTGGTGATCCTAACCCTCCAGCCTTAACTCCTGCCGGAGGAGCAAAAGATTTTCTATGGATAGCAGTTGGGGCATGGAAAGATAGCCCAGGGGTAACTGCTTATCCTACGGATTACAATGATAATCAGTCAACTCTTTCCTCTTCCGGTGGACAAAAAGCATCCCATGCTCTAGCTACTCGGTCATTAAATACAACAACACAAGATCCCGGAGTATTTAATATATCGGATAATAGAAAGGTTGCTTGTACCGTTGCATTAGCGGGTGCTCCAGCTGCAGCATTTGTTCATAAGATGACTATGTTCTAACTGGATACCCTTAATAAAATTAAGAAAATACCCATGAGTGAAGCAGATAAGATTCTAGAAAAAATCAGAAAACAAAAAGAAAAAGAAGGATCCGAGATCACTGAGAAGTTTAAAGCGGAATTAATAGAATTACAGAATAAATATAATGTTGAGTTAGTAGGAAGTTTGGCATATAGTCCCTCTGGTATTTTTCCATTTGTTAAAATAGTTATTAAGAAAGAAGATGGCGTATCTGGTATCACAACTGAAAAGTGATGTAGACATCCTGCTCCATAATGCATTTGAACAGATCACTGGGCAAGATGATCTAATCGAAACTGCATCCAGAGATCTTATGCTATTCATTGATTCTCCTAACACTAAGAGGAGATATGAGATGGTAAATGCAGTATATGATGGAGTAAATGACTATGCTGTTCCATCTGATTTAAAAGGAAACAAGGTTATTGACATCGTTAAACAGATAAATAGAACGGAAAGAGATAACTTTACTCAAACTTTTGCTGAGCAGTTTGACCAGTATAAGAGGAACAACTCATTTGTTGTCGAAGATAGAGACGGTACAAAGTTTATTCGACTTTCGAAATCAGTTGGGGATAAAATAACAATAGATACTGTAAACGGAATAACAGACAATGGAACATGGAGTGTCGGGGGAGATGCTACAAATCTAACAGAGGATGGAGCTCATTATATTTCAGGGTCAAGTTCTTTAAACTTTGATTTAGATGGGAGTACCACTTCTGGATATTTAGAGAAAACTCTTACCACCAGCATTGATCTTTCTCTGCATGAAGATAAATCATCAATATTTGTTTGGTTCTATTTTCCAGACTCTTCTTTGATAACCAATCTGATCCTTCGCTGGGGTAATGACTCATCTAACTACTGGAGTAAAACGGTAACAACTCCTCATTTCGGTTCATTTGTAGATGGTTGGAATCTTGTTCGATTCGATTGGAACGGAGCAACTGAAACAGGAACTCCTACATCAAGTACTGTGGATTATCTAAGAATTACCGTTACCTATGATGGTACAGCCGATGAAGATATCCGAATGGATAATATGGTTTCATTAGATGGAGAAATATTTTACATCGACTATTATTCAAAATATTTATTTAAAAATTCTTCAGGTACTTGGTCCGATACTATATCTGCAGATACTGATACTATTAATTTGGACACAGAGGGGTATAATCTTTTAACCTATAGGGTGGCAGAATTAGCTGCTATTTCCATCCAGGGAGGAGATTCGGGAGTTGATTCTAGCCTGTATGGAAAGAAATATGCTGAGAATTTATTGAAATATACTAACCAATATAAATCAGAAGCAGAAAAGAAGAAGCAGAATTATTACAGAAGGAGATGAAAAAGTTCAGCCTAACAACTGAGTTTCCTGGGTATTTCCAGAAGACGGACGATACAAAGTTAAAGCCTGGATCTTTAGTTCAGGGATCTCAAAATGTTTTAATCAGAGATGGACTATCTATTGAAACTAGAATGGGATACACCTTAGACGGTCAATCTAACGCAGCTATAACCCCTATAGAAAGTTCATATGAGTGGATAACTCACAGAGGAACAGAACTTGCTATCCGGAGCTACGATGACGAACTCGAATGGAGATATGTTAACTCCACAGGGGATGTTACCTGGACAAGGCTTGCTGATAGTTTCACAGCAGTTGATTTTAATTTTGCTGAATGGTGGGATGCAACTGAAGGGCAAGATGCTTTATTGATAGTGAACGGATCAAGCAATGTATATTACTGGTCAGGAGCATATACTACTTTTGCTTCAGCTACTTCTAATACTATTACCAAAGAAGGAACAACTACCTGGGCAGAAGAAGGATTTTTAACAACAGGAACAAGAGGAGTTATAATCAATGGAACAGCTTATACCTATACCGGAGGAGAATCCACTACTACATTAACAGGAGTATCTCCTGACCCTACTTCTGCTGGACATACGGCTGGGGATTTGGTATTCCAACAGTTGCGAACAACTGCTAATTCTTCAATAACTGACTTACCGAATACTTTTAACAATGATCTAATTTCTGTTTTAGATAATCAGGTGTACATCGGATCATTAACTAGCAGAGAAGTTTATGTTTCCCAGAATGATAGTTATACCACTTTCAGTTTTACAGCAACTCGAGTTCCAGGAGAAGGAGCTATCCTAACGTTAGACGCTACTCCAATTGGTTTTATTCCACAAGAACAAGATATGTATATCTCCGCTGGTAAAAATTACTGGTATAAAACTAATTTTGCTATATCTGCAGATCTAACAGCAGAAAATCTGACAGTTAAAAGATTAAAAACCGGATCACAAGAAGCTGCAAAATCCCAATCTGCTATTACTTCCATTAAAAACAATGTTGCATACATCAGTAATGAACCAACACTGGATGAGCTTGGTAGATTAGAGAACATTGATACTCCTCAGTCAAAACCCTTATCTGATTTAATCAAAGATCTCTTTGGTTCTTTAGACTTTACGAATGTGCATATTAAATATTTTAAAAATCAGATATTCATAGCTTTACCTGCTGAAGGAAAAGTTCTAATATTTGACCTTGAAAATGGATACTGGCAACCACCTCAAATTATCCCGGCAAGAAGATTATCAATCATCTCCGATGAAATCTACTTTCATTCGTCTGCAACTCCCGAAACATTCAAACTTTTCTCTGGTAGAAATGACAATAGTTCAGCTATTGAAGCAAAGGCTGTATTCAGCTATGATAACTACGGAGAACGAGCCAATTTCAAAGACTTCGACGTTTTCTATACAGAAGGGTACATGGACATAGGAGCAAATCTTAATTTAATTTTACGATATGAATACCAAGGGGCAGGTAGAGCATCCGAGTTTATTATAGATGGAACCGATTCAGATATTTTATTCGGCCTTTCTAGCAGTGGAGAACTAGGAACAACCCCACTTGGAGAAAGCCCGCTTGGTATGAGCGGAGAGAATAACAGTGAAGATTCTAATCCATCTAAGTTCAGGATAAAAAACACTTTTCCTACTACCCCATTTTTCGAACTACAAGTAGAATATAATTCCAACGATGAAGATAGAAACTGGTCAATTGTAGCTTTTGGTCCAAATGTTAGATTAGCTACAGCGGATACTTTAAAGATTAAGAAATAATATGGCAGATAATTTTACACCAGTACAGGTACCGAAAACAACAATAGTAGGAGGAGGAATAACAACTTCCTCAACTTCAGTTACAGTTAAGAGTTTAAAAAAAGCAGATGCTACTACCCTCACAATGGCGGACTTTGGATCAATCGGGTATGGAGTATTTGAACCTTCTACAACCAGATATGAAAACTTTTCCTTTACTGGGATAACTCAAAATGCGGATGGAACAGCAACGTTAACTGGGCTAACCAGGGGATTAGATACTGTTGACCCCTATGCTGAAACTTCTGCTCTTAAACAATCCCATGCGGGAGGGACTGTAGTTATTATTTCTAATTCAGCTCCATTCTATTCAAAGATCCCCATGAAGGATAATGAGGAAACTATTAACCAAGAATGGACGTTTGGTACTCTACCGAAAGGGGATGGGGATACTCCTACTGATAATAATCATCTAGTAACGAAAGCTTATGTTGATGCTCTAGTCAGTGGGGGAACAGTAGTTAATGAAAAATTAGTAATTCCTGGAACAGCAGGAGCAACACTTGCTGCTGGGGATATTGTATATTTTGATCTAACTGATAAAGAGTGGAAACTATGCGATGCTGATACTGCAGGATCTGTAAATAATATACTACTGGGAATAGCTCAAGGAGCAGGAACTGATGGAAATTCAATTACAACTGGGGTTTTGATTCTTGGAGAAGATGATAATCAGTCCGGTTTAACTCCTGGGATCCCATATTTTGCTTCTAATACTGCAGGGGATTTATCTTCTTCGGCAGGAACAACAGAAGTAACTCTAGGAATTGCCAGAAGTGCTACTTCTTTTTATTTCTTCCCAAGATACGATCAGCAGATTACCGAAGATATCCAAGACGCTTTAGCTGGGACATCTGGTACTCCCTCCAGTAGTAACAAGTATGTAACAAATGCAGATACAACAGGAACTGGGTCTGTTCTTCGGGAATCAGCAGTCCCAACGAAAACTTTTTCCTTAACCCCAGTAACAGTTAATGATTCAACAGGAGACGAAGCTGCTATTTTCACTACAACTCTGACAGGGGGAACTCTTGGAACTGCGAATATGGTAAAAGGAACTCTTTTTATCACAGACCTAGATATTGACACTTCTGCTGGGACAGATCAAATAACTCTTCGTTTGAAGTATGGGGCAACAACTGTAGCAACTATAGACTTCACCGCAAATGATATCGGGGCAGACCTTAATTATGTCGGTAAGATCGAATTCTATATAGCAGGAGCTGGAACAACAAGTAGTCAGACTGGTTGGCTATTTGGGTGGTTTGGGCCAGAAGTTCCACTAACTGCTACCGGGGCATTACACTTTGGGCCTGCCGGGGATATTGGTACTGCTACTGAAACTAGCACAGGAGATCTAACTCTTCAAGTAACAGCGGACTGGGAAGGATCAGGGGCAAGTAATACTATCACAATTGGATCATATATCTTAGAAACACTTACCGCTTAATATGGCAGATCAATCTTTACAAGACGCTGTGCTTCAGAAAGAGTCAGAAGGTACTCTGAATCTCGGTGGTGGAGCAGCTCCTTTAGAAGGAGCAACAAGAACCACTTCTTCTGGAACTACTCAGGTATATACCCCTGAGGGAACTTGGGTTGCTAAAGATCAACCTTCTGTTATAACTTCCGATCCTGCTAAAAATCGAACAGTAAATAATCAAGAAACTTTAAATCAATACCAAAGCAATCTCAACCAGTCAATGAATGATATAAAAACGGGATTGGATCTTTCTAAAAGTGGAAGATATGAGAAAGTTTTCAATGGATCATTCTATGATGTTATTGACAAAGAATCCGGGAATAAGATCGGGCTAAATGATTTTAAAAATCTAAAATTAAATATAGATCTGATCCCTATTGGGAAAGGGCAACCTGCTTCTGCTGGGACAGAAAAAACTCCACTAGAACAAGCTACTGAAGCTAATCCATATGCTAATGATCTATATAAATATTATTCTCAGGTAGATCAAAATACCCAGATGTATAAGGATCTTTTGGATAATAGATCCGTTCAATTAGATCAAGCTACTGAATTGATGATTGAAAACATCAAGAGAACCTTCGATATTCGAGAACAACAGTTATTGGCTCAACAGGAAGCTACACTTGGTGGATTAAGCGTTGCAGGACAACGATCTGGAAGATCAAGATATGCTCCAGAAGTACAAAGTTCTATCGTCTCCAAACAGGAAAGAGAATATGTGATGAAACTAGCTGAATTAGATGTTCAGGAACTCCAGCTAATACAGGAAGCTATAAATGCGAATGAAGACAAACAGTTCGCAATCTTGGATGAAAAAATAAAAGCAATTGATCAGGCCAGACAGGATAAACAAACTTTAGTAAAAGATCTCTGGAACATTTCATTACAGGAACAAAAGAATGCTCTTGATATTAAACAAGACACTAGAGCTCAGGAATCTTTTGACATCGATCGAACATTTAAACTGGCAGAAGGATATGCTCCACAAATCTGGAATACTATTAAAGATCTTCCTGAATCAGCATCTCTTCAAACAATACAAGACTTCGCTAAACAGTACAATATTGATCCGAATGCTTTAATGGCTTCAGTTATTGAATATGAAGCTAAACAGAATGGAGATTCCATAGATTTCAGTACTATCACTTCAACCGACGGATCAGTTTATAGAGTTGGATTCCAAGATGGTCAGGTAGTTTCCAGAGTAAAAATTCTTGGAGTATCTGGAAAAGAAGTCCCATTGGTAGATGAAGATACCTTTGTTCAAAATGCCATAACCGAATGGGAGCAAACTTACAGCCAATCTCCAAGTGATGCAACTATTCAACAATTCCGAGATTTCTATTCGCAACAAGCTAATCCTACATTGAACGCAGGAGATTACTTCACTGAAGCAAATATCAACAAGGGGGCATATGCTGCAGGAATGACAATTTCTGAATTTAAAAATCTGTCAGTAGATGAAGCTAATAAGTGGATACAGGAAGCAGGGGGAGAAGTGCAAGGTTTATCTGATTTCTTAGGAACTGATTCTTCAGGATTACAGTTAAATACTCCATCCCAATCTGGTCAATCAACGGATGGAGCAATTCAAAACTTCTTAAAATCATTTATTTCTAAAGCTGATACCTCAGGTGAAGCAATTGGAAACAGATTAGCTGAAGCTATTGGACAATTTGAATCAGGGGGTAACTATGCTGCTATTGGCCCTGCTACCAAAAAAGGAAATAAAGCTTATGGTAAGTATCAGGTTATGGACTTTAATATTCCTAATTGGACTAAAGATGTACTAGGAGTAGCTATGACAGTTCAACAATATGTAAGTAACCCAGGCGTTCAGGATATGGTAGCTAAAAAGAAAATAGCAGATCTCTGGAGTCAATATGGAAATATAAAAGATGTAGCTTCTGTCTGGTTCAGTGGTAGACCATATGCTCAAGCCAGAGGTAATAAAGATGTTATTGGTACATCGGTTGATAAGTACGTAAAGAATATCGAGTCTATATTTAATAACTTCGGATAATGGACTTTTTCCAAAACATCACAAATAAAATCCCGGGGTTTGGATCCGATTTGACTCAAACAGATGACCGGATTAAAGATTTTGCTAAATCTGTTTATAGGAAAACCCAAGATACTACCAGAGAGATAATGTCTGATCCGAACGTTGCTAAAGCAACTAACGCTAGGATACTAGATACTGGATTAGCCAAGGGAATAAACCGAGGTGGGGAAATAGCTGGATCCGCATTGGATGTTATCAAGATGGGAACTGAAGAAGTTGCTAGAACTCCAGCAAGTGCTGCTTTATCTGTAAGAGCTTTTCTATTTAAGAAAGTAGAAGAAATAGCAGGAGTACCTGCCTCGGTTGTTAGAAAAGATGTAGAAGATCTTCAAACTTTTGATCCTGATACTTTAGAAGGGGCAGGAGGTAGAATAGCTAATGGACTGTTCGATGCAGTGTTTGGAGATCGTCCGTTACAAACTTGGGAAACTAGAATTGCAAAGGGGGAATTAAACGTAATAGACGCAGGAAGAATGCTGCAGTCTGGGAATATTGATCTTCCAGTCGGAGGAGAAGGTTATGAAGAATATCTCGGAGGTGAACTAAAAAAGAATGCCCTTCCTCTTTCTATTATTGGAACTTTTGGACTTGGGTTAGCAGATATTCCAACTGGGGGAAAAACAAAAGTAGTTATTAAAACTATTGCAGAGACAACTGATGCTAAAATTATAGCTGGTCTTCTTAAAAATACAGGAATAGTAGAAGATCTTGCAAATGCAACTGCTACTAGATTTGCTAAATTGACCGATGAGAAAGCAGTAGAATTGGCACTAAACAATCTGGTTGAAGTTCAAAAGACCGCAATTGGAGTAAGAGACGCACTAAAGGGTTTCGATTCTTCTTTCTTTAAAGATACCGGTGAACAAGTTTTTGAGGGCTTTTCAGATGTAACAACCCGAGTTCTAAAAAGACTAGAGGGGAAGTCAACTATTAGTAAAGGAGAATTAGAATCAATTGTTAATAACATCAAAGGTAACGAAGGCTTAACCCTTGCGGAAGAAAAGATATTACGTAAAGCTATCAGTGAAGTAGGACCAGTTGGAGGAAAGAGAATTCCAGTTCAAAGTCTTGCTGATGTAATAAAATCAGAACTTCTTCCACTGAAAAGCTCGGAAGTTTTATCTCCAAAATATGGAGATATTTCCATTAGAGGATATGACGATGTAGCATCTTATCAGGAAATATTACATCGATCTCCTATTCAAACATCAGCAGGAGATGTTCACTTTGCTTATGACCGAGTTGGTTCTCCAACTGCTTCAAGAGGAATAGATAACTATTTTTCTCATACTCGTTATCAGGACTTGACCGATGGATCATCCCGACGATTCTTAGAAATTCAATCTGATCTCTTTCAAAAGGATCGATTACCAAGAACGATCAGTTCTGTTACCTTTAGAGATGGTAAGAAAACAGTCCAAAATGCAGAAGAAGCCTTAACCAAGTTATCTCCATATCGTAATACCTGGTGGAAACGAACCATTAGAGAAGATCTAAAAATGACTGCTGCAGATGGTAAAACAACTGCTCTATTTCCTACTGGACAGACTGCAATGAAGATAGAGGGGTTGGGTACAGAACATTCTTGGTCTTATGGAGATAGAATGTTCCCTCTCACAGTAGATACTTTGAAAGTAGGTAAGCAAGTAAATCAGAGTGGTCGTATTACTGATGAATGGATAATCACCGATGTTCTGGGTGATGGAAAGTTTAAAGCTGTATCGAAGGACTTCTATGAAAATATGAAGGGGAGGTGGCTAGATCTAGAAGGTGATATAAACTGGAAATCTCGTTTAGAAACTTCAAAAGAAACCTTTGACATCTCCGGCAAAATAGATACTAGTAATCCAATCTATAGATTCTACGAAGGGGATATTAAAAAGTTCCTAAAACAATTTGGTAAAACAGAAACTATCACGGATGCAAAGGGAAATACTTGGGTAAAATTAGACGTTGATCCAAAACTTGCTAGTCAAGGAGTAGAAGCATTCGGTGGGGTAGGAGCAGGCCTTGAACAAGATCAGAATGGAGAATTCCATATTAATCCTGTTAAAGCTGCAATCGGAGTCTTAGCAGCTGGACTTGGAATTAAATATGGAAAGGTAGGGGTATCTAAAGCAGCTAAAGTTTTGAAAGGGATTAAACCTATCGAAAATAATGCATTAAAGGCTGCAGCGCATGTTGATGCTAATAATGCACCATTTGAATTACCAGAGGAAACCACATGGGGATATATTGCTGGTCAGGTACAGGACCAAATGAGGAGATTAGGAGAAGCTCAATCTGCTATTAAGAGTACCGGGAAAGAGATCCCAGAAGAATTAGATGCATATCTACAACAAGAATTATATGTAGGAAGGGTATCTGAAAAGATTCAAAAGTTCAGAGATGTTATTATCCAATCTCCAAAAGGATCAAAAGAACCTGCTTTACTTGAACGGATGGTAAATGAAGGGATTGACTTTGAACGATTTGGAAAGTACATGCAAGCAAGGCATGCTAAAGAAAGAAATGCTAGAGTTGCTACTCTTAACCCTAACATGCTAGATGGAGGATCTGGTATGACTAATGCTGAAGCAGATGAGATCTTACAGGCACTATCAAAAGATAAAGTTAGAAGTACCTATTATAAATATTACAAAGAATTCAAAGAAAAGGTTCTAGATTCCAGACTTAAAATACTGGAAGATTCTGGTCTTGAAAAACCCGATACTATCCAGCGAATAAAATCAGCATATAGGAACTATGTTCCACTTAAAGTAGTAGGTAAAGATACCGGAGGAAAAGGAACAGGAAAAGGATTCTCTGTTGCTGGTAAAAATATTTTTAGAGTAAAAGGAAGTACCGATGCCAGAGTTAATCCATTTGTTTCAGCTTTAGTTGATTATGAAAGAACCTTAATAAAAGAAGGCAAGAATGAAGTTGCTCTTACTTTCAAGAGACTAATCGAAGAAAATCCAAATGATACTCTTTGGACAATTGAACAACTACAATATCGACCTAGATTTGATAAGAATGGAGAAATAGTTTCTGTTGACCCTCGATTTAAGTTTGCGGATAATGTGTTAGAGGTAAGAGAAGGTGGGCAGATTTCATTAATTGAAATCAAGGATTCTGCTCTTGCTAAGTCGATGAAGAAACTTGGAACTGAAAAAGCCATTCCTTTCCTCAACAATATCAATTCATATCTTCGAATGGTTGTTACTGCATATAACCCGGAGTTTATGATTTCTAACTTTGCAAGGGATATCCAAACTACCCTAGTTAATGTCGGAGGAGAACAAGGTAGCAAAATTGCTGGAAAAGTTACCAAAGATGTAGCTCCTGCTATGCATGGGGTATGGGATAGTAAAATGGGAAGAACTGGTTACTGGGCTGATCTATATGATGAGATGAAAATGGAGGGAGGTAAAGTCGGATGGTTTGATTCGAAAACTGTTGATGAAAAATCGGAAGAACTTATTGGTCTAATTAGACAATACCAAGGGGACAGAAAACTAAATAGTCTTCGAAATATGGTCAGTGGCATTGGTGAATATGTTTCTTCCGCTAATGAAGCTGTTGAATCAGGAGTACGTTTAGCAGTATATAAGAATATGATAGATGCCGGAGCATCAAAAGCTCAAGCAGCAAGTACTGCTAAGAACATCACTGTTAACTTCAATAAAAAAGGAAACCTGGGTGCTGCACTTAATTCTCTATACTTATTCTCAAATGCTGGTATTCAAGGAACTGCTCGTATTTTTACAGCACTGAAACACCCGAAAGTTAGAAAAATAGTTGCTGCTGGTACTGCATTTAGTATAGCCTTAAATGAAGCTAATAATTACATAAATGGTCCAGAATATAATAAAATCCCCGACTATGAAAAAGATAAGAACTGGATATTCATGTTTCCTAATGGAAACTATATAAAAGTTCCTCTTCCATATGGGTATAATATGTTTAAGATATTAGGAGATGCTACTGCCGATACTGTTTCTGGAAGAAGAACCGCAGGGGAATTAATGTCTAGACTTATCATTGGAGCTGATTCTGCTTTTAATCCTCTGGGATCTGGAACCATTAGCCAATTAATTTCTCCAACAGTATTAGATCCATTTGTTCAGATTGGAGAAAATAAAAACTTCTTTGGTGGACCAATTAAACCAGACCAATCTCCTTATACTCAAGCTGTACCAGAGAGTCAACTTTACTTCTCTTCTGTTAGCAAGGTGTCCCTTGGAGTTTCAGAATGGTTGAACAGAGTGACAGGGGGAAACACTGTTAAATCTGGGGTGATAGATTGGTCTCCAGAATACTTGGACCATCTAATCGATTTTGTCGGGGGAGGGGCAGGACAATTTATTTCAAATGTCGTTGAATCTGGAGTATCTCTTACTCAGGGTGAACTTCCTGATGTTAAAAATATCCCATTCCTTCGAAGAACACTTGGACAAAATGATCCAAAGTATGATCGAAATCTAATCTATGAGATTGCTAATAAGAGTGAAAAGAGTATCCTCACTAAGAATGACATTGAAACTCTTCGATCTTCGTTAAAAAATAGTTTACAGAATGGGCTTATGGATACAAAGACTGCTTCTAAAGTATACGGAGATATAGTTAAAAATCAGAATAGAGTTTCTGCCAGTGATATATTTCAGGATATGTTAGATAGTAATACCGAAGAAAGGAGACGGATTTATGAATCTTTAGATCCAGCTACTAGAAGGGAAATCGACAAGCTAATTAAGGAATATTCTAAGAGACAAGAAAAGTTGAAGTAATATGACAGAGATCCCTTATTCAAATAGAGAGATAGATCAATTCAATTCTGATTTACGTCAGGATATCCTTGGTCTTCATGCCAAGATTGATAAAGTTTTAGAACAAACTACAAGAACAAACGGAAGATTGAGAACACTGGAAGGATGGAAGATGTTCGTTAATGGAATAATGGCAGTACTTATTACATTAATAGTCCCGGTATTTGTCGGAGTAATCATTTATTATTTAACTAGAATATAATATGGAACCAATAGATAACACAGGGATCCTTCTTTCTCCTCCTCTGGAAACAGACTATATTGCAGGAGATGTTTCGCAGATCGATTATTCAGTTGTTAATCCATCTGGTAATTGGAGCAGAGATATACCACGAAATGAAAGCCAGAGGGAATCAAGAATTGAAACGATGGCCTGTGTTTCATTTAGTGCTAATAATGTAATTGAATTCCAGGTGAATAGGATGTTACGACTCAATTTGATTCCTCCTAAGATAAAAGCCACATTGGAAGATCTTAACTATGTGAAGGAGAATCAATTAAATCTGTCAGATCGTTTTCTAGCTTGGAAAAGTGAAACAACAATTAATGGAAATTACCTAAACAAAGTAGCACAAACAGTACGAACCTTCGGAGCAGTGCCAGAAGAGGATTGGCCATTCATTAATGAACCATGGGATATTTTCTATAAAAAACCTCCAAAAGAAGTTCAGGAAAAAGCTTCTACCTTCTTAAACTATTTCAATGTTCAATATGAGTGGGTTTCTACATCAATAAATCCCCAAAGTATTGGAACCTTAGAATATCACTTAAAACAAGCTCCATTACAAGTAGCACTAGCAACTTGTTCACCATGGGATAACTTTGTTGATTATTGTGGAAAGACCGGAACAAATCATGCTGTTACTTTGCATGATATCCGTGAAGATAAAAGATTAGATATCTTCGATCATTATCGTCCATACTATTCTAAAAGTTTAGCTCCTGGATACCCAATCCCTGCTGCATTAAAAATACTAGTCACATTAAAAGATAACATATCTATGAAGTTTTCTAAATTAGTAGTATCGTTAGAGAAAGAAGGAGAAATCTATGCTATTAGTTCAAATGGTAAAAGACATCATATTTCAAACTACAGAACTCTCCTATTAGGAAAAGAAGATGGATTCTGGTCATTTGAAAAGGTCGAAGATCTACCTAAAGCTTCCCCCGAAGAATGGGCATTACCTGAAGGGGCAGAAGTTCATTTAGATCCGCATGATTAATATTTAATAAAGTATAGTATAATGAATAAGTATTCTTTAACATTCGCAGGTGTAATCGGAGTACTGATAGGTTATATCCTAAGGTATTTCGGTATCACCGCTTCTGATGAGGAAGTATCGACAGTGGTGGAAGCCATTTCTGCCCTAGCTACAACAGCTGGTATTATCCTTACGTGGTATGGGCGTTACAGACAAGGAGACGTAAACCTCTTGGGAGTTAAGAAAAAGAAAGACTCTGAGTAAACTCTCGCTAGTACTTCTAATAGTATTAGCTATAACAATCGGTGTTCTGGCATTGATTCCACAAGAAGCTGAGTCAGATATCGAAAAACATTACGAAATTACTGAATTATATAAGTATGCTGGTCCTATACCCCCCTCAATAGATGCAACCTTATATAATTCACGTAAAATCGATGCTCTACAGAGCGATAAGTCTTATGTTAAGGATAACATCATTCTTGGCAAAAGCATCGCGTCTACATATGGTTTTGAAGGAGAAAATTGGGATTGTCTTGATAAACTCTGGGGGATTAGAGAATCTGGGTGGGATCATCTTATACAGAACAAAGAACACAAAGAAAGAGGCTTACCAATCGAATTGTCTGCCTATGGTATCGCCCAAGCTTATCCTGGGAAAAAGATGGCTGCTAATGGTTCCGATTGGAGGTGGAACCCTGAGACACAGATCAGATGGGGGTTGGATTATATCCGGGACGTTTATAGTAACCCCTGCGTAGCATTACAGCATTCTTTACAATATAATAGTTACTGATGTATTCCTAGCGCATCCGATGAGGATGCATGCTCGGAATCGTGCATCAGACAGCGATTGTGTGGCTACGGCCAAGGGCTAACATAATCGTGGTTGAAGGGTACTGGCTTTCGTAAGGAGGCAGACGAACTTCCTTCGGGGAGTTGGTGATTAGACCCATTCAACTTGTCTGATGCGCTAGGTATAGATCAGAAGGAGGGAGCATGTGCACTATTTGTGGAAGGAGTTGCGGTTCGATAGGGGCAACTCTATGTATGTTCTGTTGGGCAAGGATCAACCGTGTACATCTTGAATAACACCTGTTGGCATTGCGGTGGGTCAATGGTTGGAATCAAGACAGTTGCCACCTGCGAGAAATGTGGGAGGCATTCCATCGTAGTTGGAAAAGTCATCCGTCCGTTCGAAAATGAAGTTCGGAGGGACCGGATACATCTACTATATGGAAGGAGGTGATCCAGTATCTAGGGAGCTGATGAAATACTCAGCTCCTTTTCGTAACTAAAAACTACTCAATAAGAGTAGTCTTTGGTGAAGCCAGGAGGTGGTAAAGGAATATGATAATCGATTAGATGTGCCCCTGTCCACAGAGATGAGAACGTAAAGGCCTATTAGTTTCCCAATCCGCCATTCTCCTAGCCTCATTATCATTATACCATTAACTCAGGAGATTAATCATCCCGCCCTTTGCTTCGATATATTTTCTTGCTGCCATTTTCTCAAGTGGGTTTAGATGTTTATATTCTTCTTCGATTAAATCAGATAATACCTTGACAACATTATGCTCACCCCATCCATCATCAGGATGTTTTCTATATTTGATCTTCCAGCTTGACCATCTATCTACCAGATATTTGAATCCTTCTATCCTGTTCATTTTTTTCAACAATTTCATTGCTATCTTAGCACTAGCTCTATCCCGTTGGATGAATAAATGGACTTCTGCTTTCTTTCTATCTGTAGATTTTAATCCACCATACTCTTCCATATACATCTTTTCTAGGTAAGATGTAAGCATATGGATAGCAGAGGGAGAAGAACCACTTCTCTCTTCATATAAAAATTCCATCCACATTTCCCCAATCATTTTAACTCGATCCAATCTTGTCATATTACTCTTCCTATTTTAGAAGAATATCCCCTGTTTTCATTACCAAGAAGCTTGACTATAATATCCTCAATTTCTGATGTTTCTCTTTCATTCGACTCCTCATTCAATTTACCCGTCAATCTCTGATGCTCTGTTATAATGTGGCACATTTCATGGATTATAATTCTCTTTTGTTCGTTCGGATTTTCAGTAAAGAAGTCGGGATAGATGGTTATAACTGCGTCTTTGTACCTAAATCTAGTATCCATTGTAGCAAAATATCCTTCGTGGGTAATTGGATCTTTTTTCGGGAATTTTTCATATTCAATCTTAATCTTCCAATCAGGGATGGATAAGATTTCTTTCAATGTTGCAACTAGTACTTGTATTTTTTCTCGGGTGAGAGATGACATAGTCTTGGATTATGAATTTTTATGTTTAAGATTTTGCTAAAATCTCTTCTTAGGGCACCATGCACTTCCTCCATAGTATCTAATCTCGCCGGTAAATTAAATCTATATATATGTCCATGATGAGAATTTAAATAATTAGTACTAGTATCGTATTTGTTATTTTTTAGGACATAGTATCCCCGAGGATGCAAAGAAGGAGAAGAATTTCTAATTTCTCTAACTTCAATAATTCGGATAACGGTATTTCCGATTAAATATCGACTAATTAGCCGAGTTCTTTCCCCTGACATCCCGGGATCTGGATCTATCCGATCTATCCTAGCTATGGATAATAAAGAATACCGTGGTCCAGTGTTCTTTATTTCTGGCTTTTCGGGGAATACTATCATAGATCTTTAATAACTTTCTTCAAATGATTGACTACTTGGTCCAAATGGTATTTGATTTCTCGTTGTTCTAATATAGTATCGGATCCTGCAGCTAATTTTTCTTTAAGGAGTAAGTCCATAAAATCATGCACATTCATTATTACAATTGACTGGTCCATTGGTACCCCATTTGGATGCCAAATAACACATTCTTTTTTATAACCAAAAGCATCTTTCTTTGTTTGTTCGGATGCTTTCTTCCAATTAAACACCTTCGTGTTCTTGCATTCAATGTTCCAATTTACAGTACTTCGTATGTCCCCCTTTGCTAGACCACTACCTGACCCGATTTGTCTAACTGCATTTGGATCAATCCCTTTACTCTTTATTAATCCAGCAACAAAGTCTTCGAATATCTTTCCTTTAACAACGGCAGATCTCCTTTTAATCATGTTTTTAGATTGTCTGCGGCGTCAAACTTGTCAATAATATTTTCTAATTTATATTCATTCTTACTAAACCAATCTAATAGTAATTCCAGAGTTTCTTCTAGTTTTGTCGAATATGACACCAGTTTATCGTATCTATCATATAAATCCTTGCTATCTCTAATCAATGCATAGATGGTAGCTTCCTCCTCTTCTTTAGATAGTCCCCTTTTCTTCTCCCAAAATGGGGTATGCTCACTTGGAGGTCCTTCAGGAAAAAACTTAGATAGTAGACTCCACCCATAGCTAATTTTTCCAGTAGCTGGAATCGAATCCCGGGGTGGAAGATTATACCTCAGATCAGAAACAGACATACTTTTACATTTTTAATTTATTCATTGCTACTCTTTTTTCAATTTTATTTCCGATTTTTGATAGCTCTCTGATCATAAAATCTTCAAAAACTTTTGAATCATAAGACCCATCTGCTTTTTTGCAGAATTCAAGAGAGCAATCGTAACATAATATTGCTGTCAAGAAATTAGGGAACTTAGTTCCTTCTCCGTCCTGTACTTTGTATAGAACTTCTCCACTTTCTGATTTTCCACAGGAATAACATCCTGGGAGAGACGATGATATTTCTTGATAATTTTTTCTTGGCATAATTGGTACGATGTTAGTTGTAAGATGTTGTGGTTGAAGATGGATCTGTTCTACTTTAATAATTCGAACTGTTTTTTCAGATTCTGTACTGGACGGTTTTTCCAAAAGGAGCGACCTTATCACTTGAAGAATCTGAATCGACCCATAGGGTATCGTATCCTGGCTGATTATTAGGAAATTCCCCATATAGATCAGTAAAGTAGATCAAAGCCTTTGGCTCTGTTTCTTCTTTTTTAATTAAATTAAATACCGGGATAAAACTTGTACCTCCTCCTCCTTCAACCTTTAATGCAGAAGAATCCCACTCATCAAGTTCAACAAAAGGAGTAGCTGAAGCATCACAGAAAGTTACTTTTACTCTTATCTTATCGAATGCTTCCATTATCCCTTTAACTTCTGATAAGAAAGAATTCAGTTCTTTTTCTCCAATTGACCCCGAAGTATCTACAGCGATAGCTATCCAATCAATTTCTTTACCATCTTTTATGTCAGGCAAAAGAAAATCAGAATCTAGGAATCTTCTATCAGCTGGGCTAAATGAATAATCTTGGGAAAAAGGTTGAGCATATTCTTCAAGAAGTCTTCTCCAATCTTCTTTCGGTTCTAATTCTTTGAATAATCTTTCTAACCCAGCAGGAACATCTCCCTTCTGTTTGGCTTTTTCCATTGCCTGTTTACCAAGATCCTTCCATTTGGCTTCCTTCTCTCTCTTCTCTCTGGGGTTTTTTCCAGCATTTTTATTCCACTTGGATTTGTCACAAGTCCCTTCTTGATCAGCCACCCCTTGTGGAACAGAAGACATCCCCTCTTTAGCTTTTGGCATGTTCTTCATGAGATCATCATATACTTCTTCAGTGGTCCATCCATCATACTTGTGATTAATCAACCCATTAGGGGGAATTTCAATTCCCTTTATCTGGTCAATCATCCCATTGATAACATAGTCCCCCGCTATATTCCAAATTGAAACTACACCTCCACTTGGAGAAGTTGCTAGACCATTTCTTCCTTTTCTTCTCCAGATATGCCCAAGAAACAAATGACCAACCTCGTGAGTAATTAGCCCAAGTTGTTTTTTAGGGGAACTATTATAGTTGTTCCAGAAATTAATATTCACTAACAGGGATTCTCCATCTACCCCCAGTGTAGGAAAAGAAGGGTCATCTGTTTCTATAACAGGGAGATTTAAAATTAGAGTTCCAAAGAATGGACTAATTTTAGTCAATCTGAATTTTGCAGTAGAAATATCCATTATTTTTTTAAAACAGTCATTGCTATTTTACCTTCAACGATGGTCAATGCTTCAGCAATAATATCCGTATAACATTTTTCACAAACTAATTTCTTACCTAGTAGCGAACAGTTTCGGATTAGAGTTTGATTTTTACAAACTACACATCGAATGGTGGAGTTTTGATAATAGGAATATTCTCCTTTCCGATACAAATCGACATATTCCTTTTCCGACATCTTGTTCCTTTGATAATCCTCCGAGATTTCTCGATCCCGGTCACTTAGGGATTTGTCGTATGGATCAAATGAATTACCAAATAATCCTCCACCACTCGATATCATAGTTTAGTTATTGAACATTGATAAATGGTAGTGCAGTTCCTCCCCAATAGGTTGGGACATCTCCATTCCATTTTTCAATGGCACGTAATTCTAGTAGTTGCTGATTCGAACGTAATGCATCTCCTTCGATACGGAGTGCTTCAGCTTTACCCTTTGCTGATTCAATTTGCTGTTGTGCTTCGTACTTTGTTTGTTCCAGTTTATTCTTGGATGCTAATGCTTCTTGTTCAGCGGTTACCTTAGCCTCGATTGCTTGGTCAAATGAAGGAGAGAATTGGAAATTAACAATGTTGATTTCTCCAACTGTGATTCCATATGGAGATAATCTATCTCGAAGAAAATCCCTCATCTGACTACTAACTTCCGGTCTTCGGCTAATCAGTTCTTCTGCTGTAAATCTAGCTGTTACTGCTTTGATTCCGTCTTGTAATGAAGGGTTAAGAAGCTTAAGACTGATAGTCTTTTCATCCCCAACCTTCTCATATAAAGAGGATAATGCTGCTTCTTCCAAACTAAAGTTTAATGCTACCGTTGCATTAACAGTTTGAAGATCCTTTGATGCTGCTGTTGCTTCTGTTTCTACCTTTTGGATCTGAACACTCATTTTTTGAATTCTTTGATAGATTGGAATTCTGAAATAAGGTCCATCATCCTTCAAATCTCCTGTTACATTTCCCAAATTGATAACTACCCCTCTTTCCCCTGGAGATATAATTCCAAATGGGGTAATAATTGTTAGAATGAATACCCCAACAACGAGAGCAATACTGATTGATACTATTTTTGGCATGGCGTTAAGTTAATTAGTTGACGTACGTCGACTTTTAGTAATCATTGGTTCCCTGTTCAAGGAATTCTTTATTTCTCTTGATCCAGTCTGCCCAGGTTTTAGATTTAACAATCTCTAGTTCCATTTTAGGATTTTCTGCCATTCCTAGAACAGTTAGAGCTTCAAATTCCTTAGGAAGTTCCTTAATATAGTTGAAGACGTTTTCTATGTGTTCAGGTTTTGATCTGACTACTATTGCTGTAGTTAGAGCATATAGGACATCTAATTCCTTGCTGTCAGGTACTCTCTCCTTATTCCCTTTCAGAATAGCATTAATATCCGGAAGTTTTGAATATACACTTAGGAATGCATAGAACTCAGAAGCTACTCCTGGTCCAACAGATGAATCTATTCTTTCACCGAGAGTATGTAACTTTGATGCTACTTCCCATGATCTAGGAGTAGGGAAAGCCATTTCCTGTGATTTTGGGGTTTGAGAAAGATGCTGAGGGAACTTAGATAGGAATGAAAGGATCTGTTCATCTATTCCATTCTTAATAGCCCATTTCTTCCAAATATCAAAGTCCAAATGAACTGTTACGTGACTAAATCTATTTGCTAGAGGAGCAGGAAACTTAGTTACATTTGCCTTATCTTCTGCTCTATTACCAGCAGCAATTAGTTTTACATTATCTGGTAATTCATATTCCCCGATCCTTCTATCAAGAATGATCTGATAAGCTGCATTCATTACTGATGCAGGAGCTAAATTAATTTCATCAAAGAAGATAACCGTAGGTTTTGCTCCTTTTTTAGGAAGAAAGTCCGGTGGCAACCATTTAGCAGTTGAAGCTGCTTTATCCAGCATGGGCAAACCTCGGAGGTCTACTGGATTTAACAATGAGAGTCTAATATCGATAAAAGTATAACCGTTTTCTTCTGCTACTTGTTTGACTGCTTGAGACTTTCCTACTCCAGGAGGTCCCCAGATCATTAAAGGAATATGATACTCACTTCTTAAAATCTTCCCGACGGTCTCTTTGAGTTCTGAAATGTTTACTTCCATTGTTTTGCTACTCAGTTAATAATTTTAACTGTAGGAAAGGACTTATATTCGTCTTGGAAGTTCGCCTGAGCCAACTTCTAGTGTCACCGTCAATATAAGCCTAGCCTCCTCTGCCCTTGATTCAGCTGTTTCTCGATCCTACATATAACAGTATACCATAATTAGTTAGTTTTGTAAACATTTGGAACATCTACTTCTTAGTACTTTTTATCCTCTTCTTTTTTTCGGGTTTGATGTAGTATTGGACGAAATCACTTGACGAATAAACGTGGGATAATACCCTTTCGAGAGGAGGAAATATGATTTGGTTCCAGTAATATGTCCTATCCCATATTCCCTCATACTCCGAGACGTGTACTCCTTCTGCTCCTCCCGATCCATTACTCGTTTTGGTAATATAATATTCAATAATAGAACCTTTATGGTAAAGGGCTGTTTTGTTATCTTCCCCATTGTTATTTTTTTCTAATTGTTTTGCTATTCTTATATGAATAGGAGGTGTGTATTTTTTAGTACCTGTTCCTTTATAATCTTTTAATCTCTTTCCGATTTTTTTTCTTATTACCAAAGATTCCGAAGGAACATCTTCTTCCAAAACCGTAAGTTTCTTTTCCTGAACAAAGCTATGCAAATCTTTTTCAGTTGGACTATTAAATAGTAATTTAAATAATTCCTTCTGCCAATCTGCTACTAATGTAACCGTATCTCTTTTGACACATTCCATCCCAACATATTTTTCTTTATCTTTATCCAAACCGACATATTTCTTCTTTGCTTCAATGAAGAACTTGTCGAAGTGTTTATCCATCTGTAGAAGAATAGTACAGTTCTGAACCTTATATTCTTTTTCCAAATGATATTTTAAAGCTTTATTTATCTGATCCAGTATTTTGTCTGGATTATCTTCCGGGCGTAAAGTCATAAATACGGAATCAGTATCTCCATATATAACCTTTCTTCCATTTCTACTAAAGGTTTGATCGATATATTTAATGAAGTATTGCCCGGTTGCTGTTATCGACTCAGCCATTTCAATATTAAATCCTCTGTACCACTTATTACCCAATACGCCATAGATACTATTGGCCAGCTCTTTTACAACTAGTTGATTAACATTTAAGATCCTGTATTCTTCAGAATCCGGATCTACTTCCTTCATCTTTAATTTAATCTCTTCTCTTTCATCAAGGAGCTGACCTATCCTAGAAGCAATAATCCCTATTGGTTTTTTCTGGTATCTCATCCCTCCATGGACAGTTGCTTTATCAGTAGTTACTCTTGGAGTAATTATTGAATTTTCATTCGTAGTAACAGAGTCCGGAGAGATATTAAAAGATCGGATTATGTTTGGATATAGAGATTTAAAATCAAAAACATATACATTCTCGTAGTAACCGGGAACTGGATCAAATACATACCCCCCTAAATATGTAGTTGGCTTACCATCATCTTCCTGTAGCAACTGAGAGTAATTTGTTTTGAAGTGAACACCTTTTTTATTCCCCTCGGATAAAATATAATTATCCAAGGCTTTAATCATTGACCATCCCTTTGGGAATACCTGACAAAGTTGGCACATCCTATGAGTTAGTTCAATAGTTCCCAGTTTATCTTCTAGTTTTTTAAGAAGCATAGCATCCTGAATGTTATACTCTTTAAACTTTTCAAAATCATTGTTATACATTTCAATGATCTTTTCTTTGTGCTTTACTTTTCCTTCTCCTAGAAAATAATTAGAACAAAAGTCAAGAGAATAAGATGTTATAGCCTGTCTTGCTTTTGGATCTTTTGAGTAAAAATATTGAACTCTATCCAGCATATCCTGCTGTAAAATATTCCAAAGATAATTGGTATCTATTTTGTGATCCCGATATCTCTGTAATAAGTATGGAATATCAAAATTCGAACTATTCCATCCAACCAGCATATCAAACTGCCTAATTAATTTATCAATTTCTAAAAGAAGAGTTTTTTCGTTCTTATTTGAAAGAAAATAAGTCTTTCCATCCCGATCTACTCCAGCAAAAGATAAGATTCTATCTCTCCCGATAGCAATTCCTTCTTTGGTATCATCCGTTTCAATATCGAAATAAAGTACTCCTAGATTATTCCAATCTTCTATCTGGAGATCAAAATCCAATGCTAATCGTTTGAATGGTCCAAGATCTGCCTCGAAAGTTTCAATTTCATTTCTTCTAAACTCCATGAGAGATTGGACATAGTCGGTAGATCTGCCTCTATTAAACCCAGTTTGTTGAATGTATACTCGGATGAATCTTTTGCCAACCTGGTGAATATGACCCTTCCCTTGCAGAAACTTTTTTGCCTTTTCTGTGTTTTCCACGTAAAAGTAATATCCCCCGGGGTATAACCTGGATATATCAATATTACGCAGCTTTCTTTTTCCAGTGTTATCCTTGTAAATGAATACCGAGGATCCTCTGGAACCAAAAGAGCTGCTTCTCGTAATATTCCAACCGTTAATGAATTTACGCTGGGTAGATAGAAATGATTTAATTTCTTTTCTGTATTCTTCATCGGTCATTTTTCCATAGTTAGAATTGTTTGATATAGAGGAATTTTAACATCCGGGAATCTTTTTGGATAGGTGTTCATAAATAAAGTAGGAGGCCAGTGTCGATGAATATAAACATCCACTGGTTTAAATCCTGCCTTTTCTGCTAGCATACCCAATTCGTGGTGCAAAAGATAAGGAGTTTTATTCCTCGTTGGATCTTTTATTATTGTAACAAACTTCCCTCCTACTTTTAATTTTTTATAGAATTCCCTAAAAATACTTTCGAATTCAGAATTATAGTCTTTTTTTAGCAACCCAAACGAATCATTGTTATTGTAACCAAAGGTCGAGTCCTTACCGGCCAAGTCTTTCCTTTCCGGGGGATCACTTCCATCGTTATAAGGCGGCCCGGTAACGATAAGGTCAATAGAACCATCTTGGATATTCTTTATTAGTTTTCTACTATCTCCTTTAAATATTTCCCAATCTTTCTTTGGGTATAACTTTACATTTTCTTTCAAGATTGGAAAGAATTCCAGTTCAATTCCTTTTACTTTTCTTCCTAGTTTAAGTGCTTCTACTAATGCAGTTCCACTTCCAGCAAATGGATCTAGTACCAGATCTCCCTTATCGGTATAATTATCGACTGTGAACGAGTAACCAGACCAGTGCCCTGGGCATAGGTGCTTAACTGACTTCTCATATTGACTATAACCCTCCCGTGTTCGACCAGATAGATATTTCCCTCCGTCTGGAGTGTTCGGTAAGAGTTCTCCCCTATAGTAGTTCCTGCAATAACTACAGGTGCAATGGTAATCTGTTGGTTTTTTGGCATTGATTTTTATCTTTCCGTTAGAAAGTACCTTTTTGTTTGTAGGCATAGGTGTGAAATGATGTGATAAATTGATAAAATCTCCCAGGCTTAATATTTGTTTTTTCTGAAATATATTCCTGTAGTTTAATAGCTAGCCAGACATCATATGGCCAGTGTTCATACACATCGTTGCTTCTGGTAGTATAAATCATATGTAGTTTCCCACCTCGATTTATAACCTGATAGAACATACTACAAGGAACCCTTTCTTTCCCCAGTCTATCAATATCAATTTGCCTATCCCATACCGATATTATTCCTTGACGGGAAGATGGATGCTTCTTTAATTCATCTATTACCTTTTGAACTTGATCCCCGATTCTTTCAGAATAGGTATAAGAAAACTTACCATCGTGCATAAATTCTTCCCAAACATCCTGACGTTCTTTCCATGCTTCTCCAGGATTGAGATTCTTCTGTGAAATCCTTTCTGCAAACTCTTTCTCTGCCCAAGTCTTTCCTTCTAGTTTGTCGAATGCATTAAGCATTTCATCTTTATCTCTTGGGTCAACTATCATATAAGAATACCCAAGTAGTTCTTTCGTGAAGTAATCTGGATTTCCCTCAATATCCTTATCTTGCATGGTCTGAAGATGAACTTCTGTCCCCATCTCAGAAACTTCTCTTTTAAGTTCAGATGCTGCTTCTTGACAATCTCTAAATATTCTCATGATTTTTGAATGCTAATAAAATAGATTTTACTTTATCCGGAGATAATCCCTGGATGTATCCCCCACTCCGGAGGATCAAGTCAGCTTCTCCTTCTGAGCAATCAGCAAGTTGAAGTTCAAATAATACCTGTTCAAGTGTTTTCTTTTCTTCTCGAAAACTTTTTCCAAGGTCTTTCTTGAACTTTTCGAATAGTTCTTCTTTTATTCGTTCTTCTCCCCTCATTTTATCTTTTCAACTTTAAGGACCTTTTTAAGAAGATTTAATCCATCAGCTATCCTATAATCATTCCTATAGTAAACCTTTTCAATCCCAGAATTAATTATAGCTTTAGCACAGTTCATGCAGGGGGAATCTGTTACATAAATTGCTCCCCTTGGTTCAGAACTATTCTTCACTAACGCATTAATTTCAGCATGGACACAACCGCATATCCCAGCACCATCAATATCGCAAGTGTTTGGCCCACCAGCATAGTTACCATTATAACCGATATCCAGAATATTACTATTCGTTCTATCAGTGATAATTGCCCCCACCTGTTTCCTAGAGCAAGTACTTCTCTGTGCAACCAATTCAGCAATTCCGATAAATAACTCATTTTTAGTAATTCGTTCTCTGTCTTGCTTGATTGACCTTGTTTTTCTTAAGATAGGTTTCATAGATTTCTTTTGGAGTAATCCCAGAAAGAACAAATGCTTCCATGAAGAAGTGTAATGCATCGATCATCTCTTCTCGATAGTGATCAGCATCAGCTTCAACCTCCGTCTGTTTCCAGCTTTTCCAATTCTTTAGAACTTGAGTAGCTTCCGATAATTCATGGATTGTAGCATTGATGTTTTCTACAATAAAGTGGTTCCCTGCCTTAGTATGAACATTAGATTTATCCCCAGCCCATACCTTATCAGGAATAGTTCCTTTTACTCCGAAGATCTTTTCGAAGTGATTTTCTTCTAGACCTTTATATTTCTGCATTAATCTTCTCTGAGCTTCATAAATAGCTTCCAGCATATCCACTGGTAAATTATCCAGTAGTGTATTTTTCGGATCTAATTGATCAATATCTTTGATGTTCATTTCTTTAATTCTAGCATATTAATTTTATTGTGAATTACTTGTAAGCAAGATTCCACTGGACGGGAAGTATCGACTCGTATCCAGTTCAGTGGGGTATTTTTAAAATATCTATCATATCTTCCCATGAGCATTGCAGTTTCATGATATTCAACATAATCATCTGGGTTTTCTTTCATTCTTTCGTTTATTGCTTGAAGTCCTGGGTTGCAATATATGAAAAGGTGTTCCGTATTTCCTAGAATAGCTTCCATATTTCTAAACTGCCGATTATATTTATCATCCTCCGCCATTGCATCATACCCCCGTTTTATTGAATAGACTAGTTCAGATGGAAAAAAACGATCGAGGATTATGTTCTTAAAACTTGAGATCCCCTCCGTTTCATCCCACAGATCTTCATTTTCATTCCCAGGAAGAATATTGAGAATCTGACCATAATGTTCTAGAATTTTTTCTCTCTGTTGTCTAGAAGCATCAAGTGGGCGATCTGTTATTTTCAATAAAAGACCTGGATATTTTTTGATAAGGGCATTACTCAATGTAGTCTTTCCTGCCTTGTCTGGTCCTTCTATTATTAAGATCATGCGGATGAAGTATTAGAATCAGTATATATTAGATCATGGCCATATTCACTCGATGAACGAGTTACTAATAGTATTTTTTTATCTAGAACAAGTTTAACTATGGGGCGAACTTTCAGATGTCCACCCCAGAAACTATACACATTACTGAAATCACTAGTCGAAAAGTATGCCATATTGTTTATTTTGATTATACCATATATTTGATAAATATAGTAACCATAACAGTCGGGGGGTGTTCTTTTGTTCCTTTTTGGTTTCTAAAAGTTTGTTAATATCTTCTTGACTGAATACTTCATCGGGTAAGATACTATTCTTCAAAACTGATAAAACCTCTTTCCTTTCTAGCCAAGAATCAAATGGCATTTTGAGAGCAGCTTTTGGTCTATTTAATACATTTGCAGGGATCTCTCCTTCAAATGCCCGTCGTAACGGTTTCTTTTCTGGATAAAACTTAGAAGCAAACTTAAAAGATAAAGCTAGAGAAACCAAATCTTCATCTAGATATGGGGTTCTTGCTTCTATTGAATTAGCCATAAACATCTTATCCAGTCTAGCATTATGAAATTGAACTAATTCTGTTTCAATATCGTACTTGAGAACCCTGTTCCCTATAACGGAAGCTGGATTTTCTATAAAGTAATCTGGGTCATTCCATTTTATATTTTTATCCCCTTTGAATAATCGAAGATTTTCATTAAAATAATCTTCAAACTTCTTATCTTTATTTAAGATACCATAGTACCTGTCCAAGTATATCTTGTGCCTATTGTAACCTCCAAATATCTCATCTGCTCCTTCCCCAACTAAGGTTACTTTATCTTCTACCGCCTGTGCTAGAAAATAGGTAGGAACTAAACTTCCTTTATCACTTGGTTCTTCCATTATAGACACGATATTCTCCATGTTAGAGAATACCTCATCCATACTGATTAACACCTCGTGGTGGTGTGTTTTTAAGCGTCTAGCGGTATCTCTAGCAAGGGTTAACTCGTCATCTACTCCTTCTATCCCGATGGTGTAAGTGTTTATCCCCGGGTTCAACCTACTTGCTATGGTAGTGATGATGGTTGAATCAACTCCCCCTGATAAAGTAGAAGATACCGGAACATCAGCAATCATTCTCCGTTCAACAGCTGTTTCTATGGATGATTTTAGATTACTCAGAGTTGGTTCTTTTTTAGTTTCATAAACCCTTTTCAGCGACTTTTTTGGAAAATGATTTCTTCTTATTGTATTTTCCTCAATTGTAAATTCAAGAGTTTCCCCTTGCTTTACTTTTTCTATTCCACTAAATAGAGTTTTATTTCCAGAATATCCAAATACTATCAACTTGGAAAACTGTTCCATGGAAATAGGGGACGGGGATAAAGCTTGGATCCCTCTAATTTCACTAGAAATAAAAAGTTCATCCCCTGTGTGTTTATAATATAAGGGTTTAACTCCTAAAGAATCTCTACCAGCATAAACTCTTGGGTATTTTCCTCTGCTATCAATGATGGTATACGCAAACTCCCCCCGTAATTGGGTTAAAGCAGAAAACCCATAGTTTATATAAAGGTCCAGAAGAACTTCTGTATCTCCAGTGGACCGAGGAATAAGATTGTAAACTTTTCGAAGATATTCATAATTATAGATCTCCCCGTTATAAAGGAGAGTTACCCGTTGCTTAGTCATTGGTTGAGAAGCGGCATTGCTCAAATCTAAAATACTTAGACGGGTATGTCCTTCTTGGAAAATCCAATCCCTCCTGTTTTCTTCCAGATAGCCAGAACCATCTGGCCCACGATGATCTAAAACAGAAAGATCTGTTTCAAAAGATGGGGAGGGGGTTTTGGATACTTTAAATAGTATTCCGCACATATTTGGAAAGATAATTTAAATACGAAATATATCCAGGAGCTTTATCAGGAAACCTATTTACATAAGAGGGATGGGGAATTCCAACTACCCGGAAATTCTTCCAATTTTTAATCTGGTAAAGATCCGCACCAAATACCTCTGTTGCCTGTTTACCCATTGCTACTACTATACTGGGATTAACCAGTCCTATTTCATAGAACAATTCGGTTTTACCAGAAGAAATCTCTTCCGGAGTAAGTGGCCTATTATTCTCAGTCTTGTATTTATAAAGATTTGTCATCCAAACTTTCTCTTTGTCAATGCCAGCAGAATCTAACATTTTTCCAAAATATTTACCAAATGGATCTTCCCATAGGTTATGTAAATTACTAGCCTGTCCTGGATTTGTTCCAACGAACATTATACTTTCTATTTTACCGGAGGGTTCAAGTCTACCTTCTGGGGATATTGAATTATCCCGAAGATGTTCTTCCCATTCTTTGATTTTATCGATTCTTTCCATTAGATGGAATTCATTATTACGTTGAAGATATTTCTTCAATTTCAGATAAATAAGATCTATCCTCTTGTTCATTAATCTGTCATTAAATCCACTTTTTGTTTTCCATATAACAGATTCAGTGAATTTATCAAAAATCTTTCTCGACAGTTTCTTCTTCAAAATCAGCAAATCTGTTTCCGTCAAACTGGAGTTTAACTGTTCCTGTTTTCCCTGTTCTTCGGTGGAGTTGGACTGATACGATGGAGGTATTGGTATATTCTGGGCCATAGGTTCCTTTAATTTTTTCTCTCCATACCATTAAGGTGATATCGGAATCCTGTGCTACTCCTGAACTATTTTTCAAATGAGTCCAGTTTGGAGTTTCATCATACCCTATCCCTCGAATATGATGGTTCAGGAAAATAACAACATTCCATCTAATTGCCATCTCTTTTAATTCTCTAACTATTGATTGTAATTCCGTAGCATAGTTCCCCATGTTGCTACTGAATTTAGAAAGAAACTCAAGATGGTCGATGAACACAACCTGGATATTATACTTTGCTACACCCTCGATGATTTTAGATTCTATCCATTCTAACTTTTTTTCTGGAGCATTTCTTTTTGGTAGGTAAAAAGTTGGAAGATCAGTGAACCGATTTACTAATTCTAGAGCAGGAGTATCAAATGAAAACCATAAACATTTTGATCCGGCATTAGAAAAATTCAATGTTAGGGTCTGGCATAAAGTTGTCTTTCCTTGTTTGGTTGGACCAGAGATTACTACTAGATTTCCCGGTCTGAATCCTTCAATTATAGTATCTAGTTCTTTGAGTCCAGAGAGTATTTTATAATCTTCCTTTGAATCTTCTTTGTCCTTTTTAAAAGATTCAGCATCAACTAATTCATCTGGACCATGGTACATTCGACGAAGATCTAAAACTCTTTCCCTTTCCTCTTCTGATTTGACATCTTCTTCCAGTTTTTTAATTAAATCGTCTATGTTCTCGGAGTTGTTCATTTATTTCTGATTTAGCTTGCTTTCTTGTATATCCCTTGTATTCTAATTTTTCTGATATCCACCAGTCTGAATCTCTTCCCCATCCTTTCCATTTTCTATAGTATCCAACTGATGGAAGAATATCTTCAACTTGGGGAGGAGATATAGAACATAGATATCTTTTTGATTTGATTTTCCATCCTCTTGAATAAATTCTATGAGAGGGAAAGTCGAGATAACTAAAATTAAAAAACCAGTATCTAAATCCCCCGTGTATTTTTTTCCATCGTTTTAAAGCAATACTATCCGATTTGTATTTTCTTGAATAGATCATCTTGTACCTTCAATGGGAATCGAACCCATATCCTCGGCTTAGAAGTCCGCTGCTCTATCCGTTGAGCTATGAAGGCAATCATCTTAGATCTATATTATCACTCCCACATTCTGGGCAAATAGCATCGATATATTGATCATTTGATCTAAACTTAGTTGAACACTCTTTGCAGACATAGTCTTGTAGTCCTTTTTTTGTACTATCTATTTTTATAGGAAAGTTTCGTTTGTTTCTTCTTAAAGATTTTTTCCAAACATAGACTGATCCATTTACTGGTTCTTCTGTGTTTTCATAGTATCCGGGGAGACAGATTTCTTGGAACTTCTTAAAATTAATCTTTGCTAATTTTTTTTTATCTCCGTATTCCTGCTGGATTGTTACGTGAAAATCCCCATGGTCTTTACTTGGAATCAAACGGAATCTTTTGTATGGCGGTTTTCCTGAAACATCCGCCTCGATAGAAAGGTTGCTAGGTTCCCCCATTTTTTCATATTGCTTCCAAGGGATATTTAACCCGGATTGATTAACTGAAATAAATAGTCCGGAGTCTGCTCCTTGTCTTTCTATTTTTTTAAAAGTCATATACCAAAAGAGAGCAGAGGAGGAGTCTCTACAGGGGTAGCAAAAACCCCATAGCGACTCCACACCTACTCTCTTTAATTACTAAATATAGTCGAATCATTTTGCTACTCCTATTATTCTTCGAGGAGACCTTTCCCCTCATTTGATAACATTTACATCATATATCAAAATATCTTCTTTGTAAACATCTTCCTAGCATCACTTATTCCTACTTTCCACCCTGAGAATAGTATACCAATTAACACATAAAAGCCAACTAATGCCAGGATCCCAGTTGATATTAGGAATAAAACCACTGCTACCCAATATATAATATTATCCATTTTCATTATTTAAGAATTGTCTCCGTAACTCTGCAATACGATGGTCAATCGTTCTTATATATCGATCCGATGCTTCGACCTTTCTTAACAAATAGTCTGCTCTTCTTCGATGAAACATAGAATATAGTTGGGTTTGGAGTAGAGCAGAAGTAAGCTTACTGTCAATGTCCTGGGTAGTTGCTTTCCCTAAATCTTCTGCTAATTTACTCTTCATCGGTAGCCAATCTTCGGCATATTTACCTTTACGCCAAATATAAGAATAATCACAGTGCATCTCATGAGTTGCTATGATTTCACCGAGAGATTCAGTATTCCTTGAGAGATTTTCTCTAATCAGGATAAGATCTTCAATGGTTTTGGCATTAAAGTCTCCGTGAGAATCCGTAAATATCTTCCTTATCTCTTTAACAAGTTCAACTTCAGTTGGGGTAACATTCTCCTTCTTGAATAAAGAATATTCTTCCTCCAGCTGATCCTTTAAACTAGTTAAGTTGGTGGTTTTCAAAGGCTTGGACATACTTGTCAATGTTTTCTTTCTTTACGAAGTATCTTCTTCCTTTTCCTTCTCCAATCACAATAGGATCGAGGATATTGTTCCCCTTCATATCATTCTCAACCCATTTTCTAAGTGTTGGCCAGGATTTAATCCAATAAATCTTACCTGACTTGAAGATTTGGTGTAATGATTCTACTTTCTCCGGAGTTAATATCTCGTTTTTCATTTTTTGTCATGGGCGTTTGATTTGTTAATTGCTTTGCTATTCTGTTTAATGATTAAAAATCATTTTCATCAATGTTAGCTATATCTGGGTCATCTTTTTCCTCCAGGGGGAGGGATGTACTTTCTTCCGCTACCATAGGAGAATTCTCAACATCTGGGGCGTTAGACCTAATAGCTGAAATTATATTTTGTTCCATTTCAACCATCTGCTTAGATAGCTCCTCGATCTTTTCTCCAAGGTTATTACTCTTTCTGGCATACTGAGAAGGAAGAACAATCCGTCTGTTGGTAAAAACCCTATTCCCTGATGTTTTTGTTTCAACAGTGTATTCAATGGTAATGTCTTCTCCTATCTTTCTATCCCTAAAATACTCCGGGCTTGAAGTAGAATAGGTATTACCATCGTTACCATGGATCTCATATATCGTGAATGGAGAATATGTTTGTCCAGGACGAGGAGTAATAACTCTACTTGTTAGATTTACGATTTGTATTTCTCTTTGTTCCCTTGGTTGTTGAGACTGTTCCATTTTCGTTGTTTAGTTTTATAACTTCTTCTTCTGCCTTTTTTAGCCAATCTTTATCATTTAAACACTTATCATGATACCAACACCACTTAGCCTTAAAGTTAACATCGTATTTTCCTCTATCCTGATTGAAAACTACAGGTGGTTCAACAGGAGGAAGAATATCTTTTTCCCATGCTTCATTTAAGCTTCGGAACTTATCTTCAGATATATTAGCTATCTCTTCGTTATATTCCACTGGAATCTCCAGTACACTCATATCATCCCTCGAAACATATAACAATCTAGCTTGGATTCCTGGATAGATCTCTCGGTATCTTTTTAAGTACCAATTGATTTGAGCTACATAGTGGTCGTGGGGTTTATTGTTACTCTTTGCTAACCACCAAAACCCCTTACTGTGGATAGATTTAACTTCATAAAGGAGAGGAAGGTATTTCTTGGAAATAACCAGAATATCACTTCTACCTCCAACGTGGAGTTTATCATCTAGCAAATAATCTTGAGTGATTATATCATCTACTTCCCCCTTTTCCATCAAAGGAAAGAGTCCTCTTTCCATCTGCTCAACTATAACCTGTTCAACAAGTTCCCCTAATTTCATCGTTCGGAAAGCTCTTGCGTCTGGTGGATTGGTTGGCTTTAATCCTTTTCTTGCGAAATATGCCCCTCCTAAACACTTACCTCCGTCCGTAACATACCATTTATCTTTATCATACGGATCAAAAGTGAAGGAACTATCTACTAGATCCTGTGCACTCCAATTATACTGAATAGTTGGTATTTGATTATTACTCATTGATCAAACAGGATATCCCTGTTCCTCCTATCCCGAAAGTTGACTTAGCAGTATAGCAGGTTACATTTCCATCCTGGATTTTTACCACATTTACCCCACCGGTATCTCCAATCCTCTTAACAGGATTTTCCACAGCATCCGCATTTCCAATCAAAAGCATAAAGATGAATAACCCAAAGATGAGAATACCTGCTGCTATTGAAAGTTTAGTTTTCTTCATAATTATTTTTCTAATGAGAGTTTAGTAATAACCCACCCCTGGATATTTCCTTCTTTCGGGGCTTTACTGTCTAGACTTTTCTTAACAGTTCGAATACTTATACGGAAAGAATAAGGTCTGCCAGCTTTCCTCATATATCCAATGTAAGAATATAGAGCTCCTGGAAGATTTTGAATATAGGAAAAGTCTTCAACTTTCAAGAAAAACTTCTGGTCATCCTTATATCCGCTAATCTCCTCCATAATATCTCGACTGAGAGAAGCTTTATCGACCGAAATATATTTACTTAATTCTGAGAACTGGGCTTCTGTCAATGGCTTTATTTTGCTTCTTATAGACATAGACGTTTTTAATTATTAATCCAAACTGTTTAATATTGATTACATCATACCATAAGTAGTTAATTTTGTAAATCTATTTCTTCAATATTTCCATCTTAATTATATTTTCAAAGTCCCTGTAAAACTGAGCCATCGCCTCTGCTCCTGTAGAATTAGGATAAAGAATCTGGTAATATGGATAAAAGAAAGGAGGAACAATAACATATACCCTACTACCCGCATCATTGAATTTTTCAGCTGAAAGATAAGACCCATCTGGTTCCGAAAAATAAACTCGGCAAACTGGTTTAATTTTCCGAAACATCTTTTTTTCGAATTCTTTTTTATCAAAGAGGTATCCATCATATTTCTCTACCCCCGTGAATAAACTAAAACAGCTGTAAGAAATAACCTTTCCCATTATTCCACATTTAATAAATCCTCTTCCATGACAGCAACTTTCATTCCAAGAACTTCAAATAGATAGGAAGATAACTCGGTATCTGCCCATTGTTTCACTCCGAGAACTCCTTCATAGCTCAACTGAAGAGTTAAATTAATCAATTGGTCTATTGTTACACTTTCGTAAACTTCTCTTTGTTTTTTCATTATTAAGCTAATCGCTTCTTTCCTACCTATTTCTTCAACTTTTGTTTCAGTTTTCATTTTGAATGTTTATTTCTTTGATATCTTTCTTTTTGTTTTCTCGAGATAGCTTCTTTGTTCTTTAGGTAATATCTTCGGTTTTTTTCTAATATTTTTTCCTTATTTTTTAAATAATATTCTTTACGATATTCTTTCGAAGATTCGATACGAGATTCTCTGTTTTTCATATAATACCGGCGGACATAAACCTTGACCTTGTCCTTATTTTTACTTTGCCAGATTCTCGATCGTCTTGTCATGCAATCTCTACAAAAACCGATAGAAGATACTGTCCCGGTTCCTTTTAAAAGACGAGTAGTAAACTTCTGTGTAGTTCGATATCTTTTGCAATCATTGCACCATTTCTTCTTTCTGGAAGTAGCTTTTTCTTGTCTTACTTTATTCCAGTGGGCATAGGAGCAATATTTTCTGTTTTTACTTACGTTCTTACTTCCCCGGAGGATTATAAGTTCTTTATTACAGTTAGCATATGCACATTTTTTCTTTATTCGAGGAAGAGAGCGGGCAGTTGATGCATTTTCTTTTTTGATATCCAACTTCACCAAGATTTGTCTTGCTCTTTCTCTTGATACTCCAATCTTAAATCCTAGTTCTTTTAAACTAATCGTTGGATTCTTCTCCAGTATCCTCTTTATTTTCTTATTCCGCTTTTCTCGGAATCCATCAGTGATGGTGTAAACATCCTTCATTTAGTCAACATCCATTTAAGAATAACTATTGCCCAAAGAATAACCGGAATTACATAAAATAAAACTAATATCCAGAACAACTTCATACCACCTATTACTCATCATACGTAATGAGTAAAAGGAAGACTATTGACATTCCTACTGCTAAAATCCAAAATAAAGCGTTCATCTCTATATTAATTTAATTATAGGATAATCACTGACTGACTTTATTTCTACCCAAGCATTTAGAAAAACAAGTTGAGTCTTACCCATGGTATCGTCATATATTTCAGACTTCACACGATATATATAACCGACAGCTTTTGCCTCTTCTTCCGTATCTTGAAAGATATTTCCGATTGGTTTACCCTTATAGGAAACAGATACCCCATCTTCTTCATTCATAGCATTGCCTACTGTTTCGTGAATGTTTCCTATAACATCAAATATCTTATTGTTGATGGAGCTATCTTGCCAGAACTTTCCTGATGTATCCTCATAGGATACTTTTAACAAAATCTTCTTTGGAGGATTAGTCATACTAGTATTCTTCATGGCAATGGGATATTTTATCTGTGCTTGGATTTATTGATGTAGTAACAATCATGGTAGGTTCTTCTCTGTTTCCATAAACCTTAGATGATATTTTGGTATCTTCCATTCCCCATCCGACGTTACTACAGTTTAATCTTTCTTTTCCATAAACCTTTTCGATTTCTTTACAATTCTCATTCATTAGTCTATCCTGTAACTTTTGGTATGAAAGTGTTGCCATAGTCTTAATTAGAAGTTTTTTCTAGTTGTTGGCTAAGTCTTGCTACTTTTATTAGTTCACCCATCTCATAATCTAATTCATCAATCAGGTTCATTGTTAATTCAAGAGGTTTAAATCCTCTTTTGATATCCATTTCTTTTCTTAGATATAATGAAGTTCGTAACTCCATTAACTCGGCGTAGGATAATTTTAGCATAATTTTCGATTACTTATTGGCATTTTGGCATAGATTTCTTATGACCTTTAGTGAGATTGGCTGGGGTAGGGGAGGGTTAGCGTCCTATGGTCGGTACGGTTTTCCGTGTACTTTGGTACTCCCGTCCGTGCCATACTATTGTCCCCTATCCCCACCTCAACCAACCTCGTTAGTAACCCCTACACAACCTATACAATAATGCGTTATTTACTCGTTAATCGTCCCACGCTGGGCTCTGTGGTATACCAGCCATACATGCTTCCATGAACCGTTTACGGTCAAACCTTTCATTATCTTCTTCCATAATATCGGCTAGATAGTCAGCCACTTCATGGGGGCGTAAAATGTTTATTCGTCTTCCGTCTATCCCTATCACTTCACGAACATTTACCCTTATCGCCTCGGCTATAGCAACGTAATCTTTTTTGGTCATAGCGTCTGCCTATTGTATAGATTGTGAAGGAGCTGCTGGAAGGTAAGGTAAAGAAGTTCGTGAGTATGAGGTTAATGATTGAACTAAATAGATATTGCTGAGAACAGATTCTTTGGTATCCTATATATTGAAAGTATGGAAGGTAAAGAATGCTCTACTATCTATTTAATTATCAAGTAACTAATAAATCGTTTTACTTCTCATTTTCCTTACAATAACATTATACACTATTATTAAATATTTGTAAATAGTAGGGGATGTTAATAACTTAATTCTGGCATTACAGCATTACGTTTTCAGCACTCTATAATTGAGTATTTTATCCCTTTAAATTACCAGTATTTTAAAAACAAACATCTAATAATAATAATTCCACTAATAATATTTTCTCATAATATTTTTGCGAGGAAAGACTTATCATAATTTTTGATGATTCTAATACTTATAAGAGAATAAAGAAAGAAGAGAACTATTATAAGAAGAGAAAGTAGTAATAAGTATGAGTATAGTTAGTACTAGTACTTTTATTATTAGTATACTAACTAATATAGTATTAGTACTATACTAGTACTAAGTACTAGTACTATACTAACGTATTAGTTCGATGCCTTATTTTTATCATTAGTTCGATTCCTCTATTAGTTTAATTAACCCAGTTCTAAATGTTCTGTTCTAAGTAATTCGGTATCCATCATTCTTCTATATTTCTATTTACGCGTTTATTATTAAATGTTATAATGTATAAGCTAGATAGACGTACTTAGTACTATATTCATCTAGTCAGTTAAAAGGGATACTTAATCTATCTAATTGGTTATATGCCTTTACTCATAATCTCACGTCTAAGCAACGTAAAGGGAAAAGATGATAAATCATATTACTCCCCTTATGCAACAATGCTTAAACTTAAAATTATGAGCTTGGTATTACATCCATTACCACTTTCCTACTAAGTAAAGGGGGATATACCATCCCCAAAGTTCAACGTCTCTCCATTTTTTAGGTACCATGGGTAGTAGTCTAACATCTGAAATATATTGCACTTACTAATGTTATATCTAGTAAGTAGTAATACCCCTATTAGTTACTTACTAATATTGTAAATGAAAGAAGGAGCATACACAATGGA